CGCGCCTCATCATACCGACTGACGCCGCGCGGCATTAGGCCACATCCTCATTCCATGGCCGCACATACAACTCATTACCGCTTGCGGCCAAGTTGAAGCCGGCGTTATTGACCACGCTGAAGCGCATGGAAAACGGATACAGGCGCACCATAGGGACATTGGCGATCTTGGCGCTGGCGCCGCTTGTCAACGGAATAGTGTATAAATCACCACCAATGCGATCCGCCGTGTCTGTGCCGTCATCCAGCGTCACACGAAGCGTTATGCTGCCGCCTGTCGCAGGCGTGATGCTGCCTAGCTTAATCGTCACAGTGCCATACAGATCAAGCGCCGAGCTATTATCATAAGTGATTGCATTGCTTTCGCTGAGGTTCGCCAGCGAATTGAGCGCGGTCCCCGCAAGGTTTGCAGACCTTGTGCCGGGCGCCGCCCATTTTGCTACAGCCATATCAAATACCTCCCCGCGCCAGCCCGACGCTTCGCGCGGTCACTTCAACGTTATTTGCTTCCGCCCATGATTGAGGCTGATCTGCCAGCGCCAGCAACGCGACGCGCGTCTGTGAGGTCAAGAATTGCGCTGCAACCAATCCAGACAAAACCGCATCCACCGCCGCATAAATGGCAGGATTATCCATAGCGATTGTTTCAGTGAGTCGGATTGTGTCGCGCAAATTGATACACGCGCCACGTAATTGCGCTGGTGCGGCGGTATTCTCTGCCACCATATACACCTGCGCCCATTCACCAGACGCCAAAAGTATTTCTTGCGCGTCACGCTTATTTACTGATCGTCGCACCATAGGCAAAGACGCGTCAGGTGCATTCAGGATTTCCGCCACCCGCCATTCCGGCAGGCTCGCTAAATCCGGCTGCGCGATACGCGCCGCAAGTGCGCCGCTCATGTCTCAGCCTCAATTCTGAATGCGAAGCGTGGAAGCGTTCAAGGTGAACGTCGCGCCGGTTGCGGTGACGTCGCTGCCAAAGTCGTTCACCGCGATCAATTCATCAGCAGAGGAAGCGCCGCCGCGCGACTTGTAATAGACAGCCTTGCGCGCGGTGAATGTCGCACCGGTCCACGAAACCAGGCCCAGCGAAACGTCAAGCCGGTCATTGGTTGTGTCTTTGGTAATCGTGATAGCCGCAGTCACGCCGCCCGCCGTGTAGCCGGTGCCGGTAATCTCGTTTGTCACGTCGCTGCGCTTCGTGTGCGTGTCTTTGTTCTCGGTATAGCTGGACGTAACCAGCATCACGCGAATGGTGTCCGTATCAAGGTCAATGGCGCCGCGCGCCAAATCCTCGAAGAACGAATTGTAAATCAAGCTTGCCATTTCATTTGTCCTTTCGCGCCAGCATCAACGCAGTCATCGCAATTGCAGAAAGGCGCCCGCTGCGATTGCGCCTAGCACCGCCATGGTTATAGCCTTAACGACTTGGCTCCATACGGTTTTCTTTGTCGATCGCCATGCGTCGAGAAGGTTCCGCAGTTCCCGCATATCGTCGCCAGCGTTTTCGTCATGCAATCCGACAGACTGCAACGCTTCCCTGGCGCCTTGTTTTGCGGCGCGCGCAATCATCTGTTCGATAACATCGGGAGACATTGCGCGCCGCTCTTCAGGCATGGGTTAGCCCTCGGTTTTTTTCTTCGCCTTCGGTTGGCCGGGCATTTCTGCCCAGCCTTCCCGAATGGCCACCGCCGCGAGTTCACCGTGGACTTCATCGCCCACGGCAAATTCGCGACCATACACTTCGCCATCCGGCGCCCCGATAAAGGGCACCGTGACAATTGCGATCACCTGATCTTCTGACATAATCGCCTCCAATCAGGTCGTGCTAATGCGAAGGAGCTTGATGGCTTGGGAGTTACGGATACGCCCGCCAACACGCCTGCGGATGTAGAACTGCACGAAGCCCGGCAGGGTGATTTCATCGCGCGTCATGCGCATCCCGACGCGATCCGCGATCAAATAGCCTTCACGGAAGTCACCAAAGGCAATCGGAAACACGTTTGCCGCAACCGCCGGCATGTCTTCAGCTTCGGTAATTGGATACCCAAGGAAGGTTTCAGCTTGGCCCATGGAAAGCGAAGGCTGCCACAGATATTGGCCCGTGCCGGAACCTTCACGATATTTGCGAAGGGCGGAAAGAACCAGCCTCGAGGTGACAAACCGCGCATTGGCGCGATAGCGGGCGCGCAACGAATAGACCAGATCATAGAAGATATCCGGGCTGGTCGGGAGCGCCGCCGCTTGGCCAGAGGCGATATACTGCAACGTGCCAAAGGCGCGCGTAGCATCCGCAGTGACCACAGGCGTCGGACCGGCAAGGAAGCCGGTCGGGCGATTGGTGCCGTTCCCAGAGACAAAGGCCAAGCCTTCGCCCTGCGCCATGGCTTCAGCCGCGCTGGTGACAAGCCAATTTTCGACGTCGAAAAACAGATCGTCGAGGCTTTCTTCCGACGCGCGCGGGCGGGCCGAAGCCATCCCGAAAGTTGGCGCCACTTCGGCCAGGTCCGGCGTGTTGGTTTGGTTGCGCGTCGCCGCTTCACCAAGCCATTCGAACGTCGCGCCATTGACGTCGAACAGTTCCTTATAGTCAGGGCTGCCAACCGTGCGAACGGTGGAAATCTGACGGATAGGGGAAATATCCACAGACAGGCGCGCAATCGTGCGCTCGATCACTTCCGGCAGGGCGAAGCCGCCGGCGGAACCGGTCGAGGTCACAGTCTGGACGGCGCGGGTTTCAAACCCATCGTCATTCATGCTGCGATTTTGCAGCGCCTTCGCCGTTTCGCGCATCCGCATTTCGGCGCGCGGGTCGCGCGGGTTCCGCACCCAGCCCAGGAAGGCATTGCGATAAGCCAGCGCCTCGGCAGTGTCAGCACCAGCGCCAGCTTCACCTGCGCCACCCGGACGCGCGGCGCGGGTTTCAGCCTGTTCGATGCGCTTTTTGATTTCCGCTTGGGCATCAAGCACCGCATCAATGCGCGACAGCTTTTCATCCAGGAGCGGATCAGCAGCGCCGCGCTTGGCAATTTCGGCAAGGCGCGCATCATTGGCGGACTTGTATTCTTCAAAAGCGGCGCCGATCTTTTCAATGGCGCCAGTCAGGGCCTCAGACATGAGGGGTTCCTTTCAAGATCAAGATTGCAGGGAACGCAACAGCCTCTCGGCTGCCTTGTTTGCGCGCTCGGTTGCGATCTCGGCCTCTCGCCGTTCAGCACCCATTCGCATCAGGCGAGACACAAGCGCTGTCGCCTGAGACTTCGACACGTCCGGGGCTACATCACGCAACCACCGCTCCGCATCGGAAGGTTTAAGAATTTCATCAATTGCAGCGGCCTTCACGCGCGTCACGCGCGCCGATTTCGCCGCCGGAAAAGTCACAAGCGAGACTTCCCAAAGGTCAACCGCCCGCACTGTGCGGATGTTCGTTTTGGGATCATATTCATCTTCTTTGGTCATGAAGCCGATAGAAAGACCGGAAATGGCGCCAGCCTTCACAAGCGCGAAAGCCTCACGCGCCTGAGCCACGTCCATCGCCAAGCGCCCCTTCACGCGAAGGCCGCGCTGGTCTTCGTCCATGCTCTCCCAAACACCAATCGGCATATCCTGCCGGTGTTGCCAAAGCATGGCCGGCATAGTGCCCGCCGCGCGATGTTCGGCAAGGCTTACCGCAAAGGCGCCCGGCACAACAACATCGCCGTAAGCGTCTTCTTGCCCAAAGATAGAGCCAAAGCCTTCAATAACGCCTTCTTCGCCTGCCGCGCGAAGGGCAAGCGCAAAGTCGCGCGTTTCCCGCTGCGCGCCCTGTTCGCGGTTTTCAGTCATGCCAATTCCCTTCGCTTAAATCGCCGGAGGTTCCGGCGCGGGCGCAGCGGGAGCGCCATTCATGTTCGCAGGCGTCAAAGGCTCATCAAGGCCGGGCAGCGGGTCTTTGCCTTCCTCATCACGCAATTCGTTTCGGGTATAAATGCCAAGTTCCGCCATGGCGCGCGCCCATACCGCGCGATCCGCCATGCTGCCCGCCGTCAGATAGCGCGTGTCAAACTCGCACCAAAGCGGCCCGGAGCCGTCTAGCAAAAACTCATCCAGGCGCTGCAACCAAAGCTGGTGCCAAGGCGCCAGAGTGTGTTTTAAGTGCGCCGCAAAAAACGCCTCACTGCTGGCAAAGGTCGCGCTCTTGTCAGAATGCCCCACCATGATCGGAAACACGCCAAAGGCGCGGCATATTTCCTCAATCTGCAAGCGCCGCGTCTCGACATGCTGTGCGTCAACGCCGGTCATCGCAAGCGGCATGTATTTCATAGCGCTATCAAGAACCGCCGTTCCGCTGCGCTTATCCGCTGTGAAGCGTTGCCAGGATGCGCGAAGGCGCTCCATCGCGTCGGGGTCTAGCTTTGCCTCAGTCGTTAGAATGCCAGCCGGACGCCCGCCGTTCTCATGCAGCTTGGCCTGCGATTGCTCAGCTGCCATGGAAAGCCCAATGGCCGAAGCCGCAAGCCGCACCGCATTTAGGCCGCGCCAGAAATCCCACTGCCAATTCGGCAGGTGAAACACATCATCCGGCCCAAGCTCTCCAATGAAGCCAAATTCATCATGAATGCGATACCGCACCTGATAGCGCGCCGTCCGGTCGATCTGGTAATTGCCGGGCCGCACCGGGATCAATTCCCGCACGCGATTGCCGGCCATAACCTTTACCGCCAAAGCATCGCCGGTAAGCGCCGCGTGAAGCGTCATAGTGCGGCGAAATTCAAAGCTGGTCTGCCATTCATTGGGCCGGCGCGATAACATCCGAAACTCTGGAATGTTGCGCGCAAGCTGGCGCCGCCGGCTGGCGTCTTCTCGAAACACATTCAAAGCAGGAGTGGCACAACCGTCCGCAATCGTCTTCACACACGCCAGCACCGTCGCCACCTGAAGCGCAGTCTGCGGCGTCACTGCAAGCCCAGCAACCGTCGCGCCATAGGCTTCATCTATGCGCGCCATCACCTCTTCAAACGGGCGCGGCGCAGATCGAAAGGAAAGCGCACCTCGAAGGCGCGTGATCAAGTTCATTTCACAGGACCACCATCTCCGAGGTTTCAAGATAGGAATGCGCTTCAGCCTGCGCCGTAGCGGCCCCTACTGCCATCGCCAGCGCGACAAGCGCATCAATGCGGTTCACCGCCTTGCGCTTGGAAAACCAGAAATTGCCGAACGGGTCGTTTTCCGTTGTGGCGCTCATCATCGCAGAAATCAGAACCGGCGACCGCCGTAGCCGTATCCGCTTTTCGAGAATAAGCTGCTCTAGGATTAGCTTACTGCCGGGCATCCAAAGCCCTTGCGCGCCCTTCTTTTTGCCGCCTTGGGGATGCTCCACAATGGGCAGCGTCACGCCAAGGCCATCAAGCTCCGGCTCAAAATGCCGCTTGAAGCCGTAGCTGTCATAGGCGACCGCCGCGATTTCATAAAGCCCGACCAATTCGGCAAGGCGCGCCGCAACGAAATCGAAGCGCACCATCCGGCCAGGCGCGGCATTCAGAAAGCCGTCCTTTACCCACAAGTCATAGGGCACGTTATCCCGCAACGCGCGCTCGGCAAGCGTATCGCCGGGCGTCCAAGCCTCGACCCAAGCGTCAAAGGTCGGCAAGCGCGCCGTGGTGCCATCCTCGCCCGGCATATCCACAAAGCCGGTGGGGACAACAAAAGCCAGCGCCGTCAAGTCTTGCGTGGCAGAAAGATCCAGCCCACAGAAAACCCGCTCGCCGGTATGCTCTGTTTCCGGCTCAAACTCACTCAGGACCGCCTCAAGCGCCGGGCGAGACATCCAGGCGGTATCTGATTCCGTCCATTGGCAGAAATGCAACCGCAAGATGTTGTTCAGCTTGCCCGGTATCGCTTTCGCTTGCCGCACTACGCCGGCGAGATAGTCAGGCTGAACCGTCACGCCTAGCAGCGGGTTCGCCTTCACCCAACAGCCTGGATCTTCTAGCGGGTCATCGCCGGGATCAAGTCCGCAAACAAAGCTGAAAGCCTCGTCATCCAGCACTTCCCCGACGAAAGTATAAGCCTCGTCCGGCTCCCGCGTTCCGGCTGCCACTCGGACCGCGTGCTGATGCTCCTGCCAGCAAACCGATTGCCGGTCACTGCCGGAATTGGTCGCCATGATCAGCAACGGTTGCCGGCGCCACTTGAAGCCGCGTTCAAGCATCTCGATCATCGTGCCGTTGCGATGCTCATGCACCTCGTCGCACAAGGCGCAACTCGGGCGCGGGCCAGACTGGCCATCATCGCTTGAAATCGGGCGAAAGAAACTGCCCGTCTTAAGGTCCGCCAAATTCCAAACCGGGTTTCCGCCGCTTGGCGTCAGCCTGCCTGATAGCGCCGGGCTTTGCTGAAACATCGCCACCGCGTCGCGAAAAAGAACCATAGCCTGGTCCTTTTTGGACGCCGCCGCATAAACCTCGGCCCGGTCCTCGCCGTCCGCCAACAGGCACCACATGC